CCTTCTTATCATCACCATGACTAAGCGCCAACGTCGTCAGGCTCAATCACCACATCAACGACATCCTCAGGCTTCTTGCCCGTGCGCCCATACTGCTTCTGCTCAGGGTTCAACCAGTTAGCAATAACCACAGCCGCAGCACTGAAACCAGCAATGAACCACGACTGCCACTGATCAAAACTGATCTGGCCGTCGTTAGCCCACTGGGCAGCCATCGTCGCGACATACACACCGAGGAACACGCTCACCGCGTGACCAAGCGGAGTGTTCGCAATCCAATTCTGAAACTTCTGCCAGTTATCCATCTCAAATACCTCCCTAGTACCAATAACTCTCAAGAATGAGAACGTCGGTCTTAGTCCAATCAAGAAGATCGGGCCTACCGACCTTCACCGAGCGCATACGTCCACTCACGCCAGCCTCAGCGAAAATGACGCGCTGCTCCATCGCCGTGAACGGCATCAAGCCAGCCGCACCGGAAGAAAGCGTGTACGAGTATTCACCGATCGACTCCTGGCGAATACTGCGCGGATTCGCGCACTGGCGCGCCAAAGACGACACCAGCACAGCCTGAACATCAGCAGGACACGTATCCCACTGCATCCAGTCCTTCTTCTTAGTCGGAACCATGACGCGAAGGAACGCCATCGTCTCGGCATAAGCCTGCTCCAAGAACGGCTCATCGACAGGCTCACCGAGCCGAGCAGACACAGCCGAAACCAGATCAGCATTCACAGCCATAGTTCTCCAATCAACGCGAGTAAGGGAGGGCCGACCGAAGCCAGCCCTCCCCACTCAACGAACTACTTGCCAGCCGGAGCCTTGGCTTGGGCGGCAGGCAGGGTCATCTCAACGACAGCCTCAGGACGAATCACCTTCGAAGTGAGGTAAGCGTCAGCAGAGATCAGATCCTGCTTCTTGTTCGAGTCGTACTGGAAGACCACGCGCATCGCCTGGCCGTCGTAGGACTGAACAGCAGCGTCGATCACGCCACGCGGAACCTGCGGAACGATCGAAACGAACGTCGCAGCATCACGGTGCATGATGAACGCCTTGTCGGAGTCGAGCCGCGAGGACTCGTAGACATCCATGTTGAACAGCCGACCGATGCGAGCGTTACGCAGCGCATCAGCGTCACCGGCGAAGTCGGCGCGGATCAGGTTCTCGTTCTTCAACAGAGAAGCAGTCCAGCCGGTGCCGACCGCGAGAACGCGGTTGTCCATCGGAACCTCAGCATCGGTGAGAACCTTGCGGCCCTCGATGATGGCGTCGAGTTCCTTGCCAGCAGCAGTCACCGGAACAGAAGCGTTCACGGAAGTTGCTTGGCCCTGAATGGCCTCAGCGACAACCTTCTCCGCACGGAGAGCCATCGCCTTACCCATCGGCTCTGCGACCTCGAAACCGAAGTCGTAGATGTCGTACTGCCACTGCTCCTGCGTGATAATCGCAGAAACGTCGTACAGGTCACCGACGGTGAGAGTCAGCGAACCCTCAGTAACGTCTTGAGCCTGAACGCCAGCCTGACGATCAAACAAAGAAGCGGTCAGTTTCGCTTGCTTACGAATGGTGATCGTGTCACCAGTTCCGCCGCCGAACTCATCGACGTAGGTACGGCTGCACAGGTACGGCAGCACAGAGTTGTGCTGGTACGAAGCGAGCGCGTACCGCGCAACGAGTTGCGGGGTAATGAAAGTGTTGCTCATTGAATTACTCTCCTAAGAGACTTGCAGTCATAGAAACTGCTTACCGATTTCGGCGCGAAGCAAGAACCTTCAAGAAGTCATCAACGGTCTGACTGTCAGCATTGCCAACAACACCAGCGCCCGTCTCCTCCGGAGAAGGCTTACTACGCTCCACAAACTGCCCACGCAGTTCTGTCAACAACGAGTCAGCATCAGCCTCAAGTTCTTCAGGAGTGCTGCCCTGCAAACGGGCAACCAGAGACGGCGGCAACTGCTTACGAGCAGCAACCTCCTGACGCATCAGGTTCGACCTGAGTTCGTCACGCTCCTTCTCCAACGTCGCCAAAGAATCCTGCATCTTCTGCTGCTCGGACTTCTGCGACTCGACATACTCGTCGTACTTGGCAGCCTTATCGCCCATCTCCTTAGCCTGGGTGCGATACTTCGCTGCCTCCTGACGCAAACTCTTCACATAATCCGCGTCAAACATCTTCGGCTCCGCGTTATTCGCAGCACCGAGATCCACCGTCTCACTGGCAGCAGCGTCAGCACCCGCATCCATCACAGGTTCCTGACCGCCAGCCTCCACAGTTCCTTCAGACATACAACCCTCCAGGGGTAATCAACGGCATCAAGCCGCACTAACCTCACCGGACTGGTGAGGACAACTAAGCCGCCAGCACAACCCCTTCACGGTTGATGCCAGACGGAATAACCAAAGTGTTGCGGCGCTCAATAATCTCCCGCAACACATAAGTACGTTCGTAGTTACGATCACGCCACTCCGCGTCGTACCACTCCTTGTTCCCGAACGTCACGTTCTTGTATGCGCCAGGGAACGGCTCAGCGACCATCGTGCAACGACAGTTGTTGTGAGCCCGAGCAGTACCGTTACCACGGAAGCGAGCGTTCGGACCATCAAACGAATCCTCGTAGTAAATCGAGCCCTTCGTCGCCAACATCAGACAAAACGCACACGCACCAGGCTCGGGAATACGCGAGAAGCGTGTCAGCAGCGGATCACCGTTGCTGTTACCCCAGCCCATCATGCGCTTCTGCTGCGGAGACTTGTTCCGCATCAGCCGGCGATGATCAGCCAACGCAGCCTTCCTACGCGCAGCCTGCACACGCTGATTGAAACCTCGATCAAGCGTCTCCCAATCAGGAGCGCCCTTACGCAAGATGTCAGCAGTCACCGCGCGAGACTCCTCGTGCGCGGCCTGAGCAGACGCGTTGATGATGAACGCAGCCGTGTGGTTCCACGCCTCAAACGACGACATGCCGTTCTCCATGCGATGCGCGAACGCGACAGGCGCGTAGTCGACCAGTTTCTGAATCGGCATCCCGCTCGGAAGCAACCCACGCCGCTCCACAGCCGCCTGCGGCAACGCAGTACGCGCACGACCCAAACCCATCGCCAAAGCAACACCGGAGTAGTAAGTCAACGTCGCACGCTGACCAGCCTCCTGCTGCTCCCTGATAAGTCGACCTATCAGCGGGCCAGCCTCCGGCCACACCTGATCAAGTTCCTCGGTGCTGATGCCCTTCAAGAAACCCAGCACCGCAGACATGCCCTGACGGCGGTACACCTCCAACTCGCGCACGAGCCGAGACTTCTCATTCGACAGAAACTGACCACCACTAGGCATCGGTCGGCATCTCATCCATCGGACCCTGACCAGGGCCTAAACCGAACGCAGCCGCGCTCGCTTCCATGTTGCGCTGCTGCTCACTGCGCTGCTCGGCAAGCACACGCTCAATCGTCTGAGGGGAAAGACCCAGACGCTCAAGCAAGTAACCCATCGGCAAACCGATCGAACGCAACTTCGTCGCACCGTCAATACGCTGCGCGTCGCTACGACGCTCCAAGTCAACCCACACAGTCTCAGCGGTCTCCGGCACATCCATGCCAACCATGCGCCCACCGATACGCAGCGCATACTCCCAGGACTCGCCCCAGTTCTGCTGACGCTCCTGCACCTTCGCAGTAAGCCCAGCCTCAAGCGCGATCAACGCATCCGCGCTGATGTTCGAGATCGACATCGGGCTCAACAGATGCGGCGGAGTCTGCGTGATCGCAGCAGCCGCACGAATGTCAGCCTCGACCGCTTCCAGATGCTCACGGAACGACGAAGCATTCCACTCGCCAAACTTCGTATTCGGATCTTCACTCACCACGAGTTGATCCACACCAACCTCGAACGGAGGAATGGCCTTGCCGTTGTCGTCGGTGTCCACACTAATGCCCGCAACCCAACGCTGCTTCCACGCAGCCGCACGCTGCACCAGCAGACGATCAGCAACCGTCTGAATGATGCGGCGCTGGATCGGAGCCACCAAACCAACCTCAGACTGCGACCAGCCACGAGAGTCAAGACGGTTACCGAACCGAACAATCGGAACCTCACCAGCAGCGTGCTCGATGCGGCCAACCTCTTCCCAGCCACGCGCACGATCATCCTTACGCTCAAAACGATGGATGTAATCCTCGGTGTAAAGCCACCCACGGCGACCAGCGACCTTCGCCGCTACCCTCACCTTCGTAGGGTCATAGTCATCAAACCGAGTCGACATCTGCAACGGAGACTCCGCACGAAAGATCGGGAAGTCACCACCCGGTGTCACGGACACATAGCCGTCACCGAACACCATCGCATCGCGGTACACCATCGTCTGACGGGCATCCATGTACGAGTATTGGAACCACTCCCACAGACGCTCATCGAACTCATGCGCCATCGACGCACGGAAACCACCAACACGCAGGCGGTCAACAACCGCGCTCACAACCAGAGAACAGATCGGCAGATCCGCACGGCTCAACAGATCGTCATACTCAAACGCAAGAGCAGTCCTGTTGGTCGACGGCAAACCTGCACGCTCAAACTCACCACGCGCATACTTATCCCAGCGAGCGAGATAATTCCAGTTGTTGTCATCAAGCACATCGACAAAATCTTGGACGATGGACATACGGCCCCTTCCTGGGAGCATCACGATGCGCCAGGCATCTGTCAGAACGCGAACACGCGCGGTGTCTCCTTCGTCGGTCGGTTCCTGTAGAACTCGACACGATCAAGAGCCATCACCGCGCACACAGCCAAGTCGATCTTCCGGCTGGTTCCACGCGACTCCTTCACCAGGCGGGAGCCACGGTTATCAACCTTCAACACCGCAGACGAAACATGGCGCGCCAGGCGCTTATCTCCGTCATGCGTGACCGTCTTGTTCATCACGGCTTCATACAGCCGCGTCGTAGCGGGACTCATCCGAGCCGCCGTTTGTGGAAACTCAGTAACAGGCAAACCCTCATCAGCCAGCACCTGCATCGACCGCGCCCACCTGTACGGGTCGCACGCGATCTCCAACACATCCCACCGACGAGCAGCCTCACGCACCGCTTCCTCAACGTCGAGAATGTCAACCGTCCAATGCTGATCAGCATCCGGTGGACGTTCCCACGCACCAGCAACAGCGATATGCGGCGCTTGATCTTTATCGTCAGGAACCTCAACAGCCACCAGAGCAGTCGAGTCACCATTGAACGAACCATCAAGCGACAGGACAACGCGCGAGCCCTCGGGGATTGCCCGAGCAGACTCACACGCGTCCCACGAACCAGTAGGCAGCCACGAGGTAGTCGCATCAACCCACAGGTTCAATCGCTTCGTGCGGAACTCAGCCTCTGGTGTGCGTAACACCGCAGACTCAAAATCTTCCTTCGACTGAAGGTCACCCAAACCTGGATTCGCTTCAGCCCAAACTTTCGGATCACGATGATCAGACTCAGGCTTCGTCGGAGACCACCACGCAAGCCCGAACGAGTCATCCTCGATCTCGCCCTCGGCCACGCGCACGCCATAGTTGTAAAGCCCGTAACACAACGACTCAGCACCGTGCCGGTTGAACTTCGTGCCAGCAGTAGTGATGCCCACCATCTGCGGGTCATTACGCGCAGCAGTCGCCAGCGACATGACATCCCACAACTCACGGTCAGGCAACGCGTGAACCTCATCGACAATGACGTAAGACGGGTTCAAGCCTTCAAGTTGCGGAGCCTCAGCGCTCATCACGCGCATCACCGAGCCCGTGCTCGGAACCTCGATCGCGTCCTTGTAGACCTTCGTCATGTCGGTCAACTCAGAGTCCATCTCGACCATGCGCTTCGTCGTGCCGAACACGATCCGCGCCTGATCACGAGACGTAGCGAGCGTGA